CTGTAATGTCTGTTGTAGCCTTAACGGTACCCTTAGAACTCTCCGATGCGGGAGCTTTGATACCAGTTGCACCTGGCGGTGGAGCTGGTAATGGTACTGTTTTTGCTGTAGATACTGCTGGTTATAACTCAATATCAATACAAGTCGGTGGAGTTTGGCAAGCAAGCTTAACATTCCAAACAAGTAATGATGGTGTAAATTGGGTTAATACGCAAGGTTTTGCATTTAATTCAAGCGTAACATCAATTGATACTGTAGTAGATAATGATGTGTATTTAGTTCCTGTCATAGGTAGATATTTCCAATTGGTGATGTCTAACTATAAAGAAGGTGCGGCATCTATAACTGCTTATTTAAGATTCCAATCTATTGCGGGTCTTGGTGAAGCAATGATGTCGCAGGCTATGGACCAAAGCAATACCACGCCTATTAATGTAACATACCAACTTACAGGGCAGCAAGCTGCAGCAGCTTCAGTTCCAGTAACGTTATCTAACGAAAATATACAAGATAAGTTTATTGTGGGTAGAGCGTTTCCCCAAACTACTACCTATTTAGGTTATAACATGTTGTTAGATGCAGCTGATTCAAGTATTAACCCAGGCGCTCCAATAGATTGCTTACAATATAGGTCTATTTATTTTCAGTTTAATTCTGCTGGACCTGCTGGCGGAGGTAATACGGTTAATGCAACATTTTTACCTGAAGCTAGCAATGATTTAGTGAATTGGACTAACGTAGCTGTATTTAACCTTGCTGCTGCTGTATCAGTAGGTGGAAGTGAAGTAACAAGTTTTAATCCAGCAAACTACGGTAATTTTGCTACACTTGGCGCTAATTTATCAATGCGTTATTTTAGAATTCGTTGTAGTAGTTTTGGTAATTCTACATTTATACAATTTACAACTATGTTACGTATGACACCATTTTTGAATCGTGTTGAAACATTTACTAATATAGGACAACAAGGAGCTAGTTCATTAGCTGGAGGTACAGCGCAATTTAACTCAGGAGCACAAACTGTTTCGGTAGGTTTGGGAGCTTCAATGTCTAGTGCTTTGCCGCCACTTATTATTGGTGGGACTGATAGGTCTATAGTAAAACAAGAATTTATTGGCGCTCCAGTTGGTGCCACACCTACTTATGGACTTAATGGTCCTTGGGCTAGGCAAGCATATTTTGATACAGCAGGTAATATGGGCGTTGCTGGTCCACAACCATTTCTAGCTGAAGATAAGACGTACCCTGTAAACGTTAGGCTAGAAAGAAGTATTAATGGTCAAGATTCAGTACAAGACTTATTGCAGCAAATTCTGGTAGAATTGAAACTAAATAATCATTACACAAGAGAAACTCCGTTAGCCATGAATACGGGACTATTTAATAGCATGGAAGACGAATTAAGTGATTTTGTGAACGATAAAACTCTTTACAATTAGATAACAAAGGAAATAAATTATGTTAATTCAAGGTTCAGTAGGTCAACCATCGTTAACCTCGATTCAGCCGGGTACTACACCTACGCTACGTCAAGGTCAATTAGGTGAAGCAGTAGTACAAACACTACATGGTCAATATTACGAGACAGCTTATCGCCGTAATCATTTTTTTGCAGCAACACAATCAGGTATTACAACTTCTGCGGGTTTATCTACTACACCAACAGGTTTAATACTTACAAACCCAACAACATCAACAGTAAACTTGGTACCAAACAAAATTGGTTTTACAGTCAATGCGGTGCCAGCAGCTACTATGGTGATTGGTTTAGCTTTTAACACATCAACAACAGCCGTCACACAAACAACAGCAATTACAACTCGTAACTGTTTCTTAGGCGGTGCAACTCCTCAAGGTCTAGTCGCTTCATCAGCTACAGTTCCAACAGCTGGTGTTATTTCACATATCTTTGGTGCAATTGACTATATTGCTACTCCAGCTAACTATTACAATAAAGCAACAACTGTAGTTGATTTAGAAGGTTCTATTGTGATGCCTCCAGGTTCTTACATTCATATTTATACATCAACAGCTTCAGCTGCAACATCATTCTTTGGTTCATTCCAATGGGAAGAAGTTCCTGTATAAGGGGTTAATATGAGTACTGATCGCGAAGTCATAGAACACGGTGTAGAGATTAAACATATTCAGACGGACGTGGATACCCTTATGGAAGATATGGAACAATTAAAGGCTCGTCTTGACGGTATTGAGAAGACTCTTGAAGAAATCAAAGGTGGATGGAAAGTATTTATTATGATCGCTACTTTCTTCTCTGGCGTGGTAAGCTGGATGGTCACTCACTGGTTAGGAAAATAATATGCCTAGTGTATCTAAGAAGCAACACAATCTAATGGCAGCTGTGGCTAAGAACCCTAGTTTTGCTAAGAAGGTGGGTATAAAACAAAGTGTTGGCAAAGAGTTTCTACAAGCTGACAAAGGTAAAAAGTTTAGTAAAGGCGGCGTTTCTTTAGCAGTGGGACGTGGTGAGAAATTACCTGTATCTCAAGGCGCTGGACTTACTGCAAAGGGTAGAGCTAAGTATAACAGAGAAACAGGGTCAAACTTAAAGGCCCCTCAACCACAAGGTGGCGCTCGTAAGAAGTCATTTTGTGCTAGAATGTCTGGAATGCCGGGCCCTATGAAAGATGAAAAAGGTCGTCCTACTCGTAAGGCGGCTTCACTTAAACGCTGGAACTGTAAATAAGGAGATAGTATGAAAAAAGATATGAAAATGGATATGAAAATGGATATGGCTCAAGATAAAAAAACGGCTAAAAAAGCTGTAGGCATGCATGAGAAACAACTTCATGGTGGTAAGAAGTCAGACTTAGCTGCTCTTAAAAAAGGCGGTAAAGTTAAAAAAATGTCTAAAGGTGGTTGCTATGCTAGAGGCGGTGGCATTGAAGTTCGTGGTAAAACAAAAGGGAAGATGTGCTAAGGAGAATAGTATGGCTAAATTAACTGAAGCAGAAAAAAGAAAAAACTTTGAAAGAACTGTAGGTTCATCTGAAAATGATATGGAGCCTCGACAAAAAGAATACAGTCCTAAAACTATCAGCAGCAAAACACCTGAACCTACTTTTAAATCAGACGTTGATAATATGGTATCAGGAGTTAAAAAAGTTGATAAAAAAATAAATGACACATTAGATCCAGTAAGAAAAGTTATGGTAAAAGCCGCAGGGAAAGAAGAGCCAGGAATTTTAAGTAAATATAGTGGCTTAACTAAATTTGTACCTGAAGGCAAGAAAAAAGGTGGCATGATTAAATCTTCAGCTTCTAAACGTGCTGACGGCATTGCTATCCGCGGTAAAACAAGAGCATAAGGAAACCTCATGGGTGGTGCAGTAAAAAGTGTTGCTAAGATTGTTACAGCCCCAGCAAATATTGTAGGCAGTGCTTTAGGACACGTTCCTGTTGTAGGACCTATATTAGGTCCCGCTGCATCTATTGCTATGGGTGGTAACCCCTTTACTGCTATTGGTGGTGGTATATTTAATGCTGCTACTGGAGGTTTTGGTGGTGGCGGCGGAGGCGGAGGCGGAGGCGGAGGTGGGGGATCATCAGAATCAACAGCACCAGGTGCTGGAGGTACCACAACACCTACTTATGCAGCGCCAGGTTTTAATTATGGCGCTAATACTTATACATATGGTGATAAACCTTATGATGCATCGAAATATTTCGTAGAAGGTAATAAAGGTGTTTATAACTTATTACCACAATTAGGGGGTCTTTACGGAGATACTTCTGTACAACAAAGAGCAGGTGCTCCCAGCGCTAATATTTATGGTGATATAATGAATAAGTTTAGTATGAATCAAGACCCATTAGCCCAACAAAATTTTCAAAAGAATTTTGGATTACAGTCGTACAACCCAAATACGTCATCACCAACTACATTAGCCGGTGATTTTAATGCACCTGATTATTTAAAGTCAGATATTCAAAATGCGTTGGGTGAGTATTATCCAAGTGGCTCTACGCAAACAGATTCTATACCTGTTAATTATGCTGACTTTGGTTTTGGAGCGGATGACACTATATCAAAATTAGCTAGTTATGCTAAAACACAAAACAACCCATTTTTTGTACCCTTTTCATCAGCCGATGTAAGACCTGAAGTAGATACTCGCCCTCAACCTATTATGCCTGTATCTTCTAATCCACAAGTTGCTCAACCATTACGATATACGCCTAATCAAGATGCAAGGGGTCCAGCACCAAGAAATAATGTACCTACAACAATAGCAGCGTTTGGTGGTTTTAGACCTGCAGAGGGCGGTAGCGCAACGGCAACACAAGCACCACAACAACAACCCGGTAATTTTAAACCCGTTAATATTAGAACCGGCGGACTAGCTAGTTTAAGGAGATCAAGATGAGACCAAGTCGTGGAATGGGTGCAATAAAAGAAAGCAAGATGCCTAAAGGCGTTACTAAAAAACGAAGAGACAACACAGACTTTACACAGTATAAAGAAGGTGGACCTGTAGGACTATATGCAAATATAAATGCTCGTAAAAAAGCAGGTACTTCAAGACCAAAATCGAAGTCTACAATAACACCAAAAGCCTATGCAAACATGAAAGCTGGATTTCCAAAGGGTAAAAAATAATGGTTGATAGAACCACCGGGACAACAGATTTTAACTTAGATTTAAACAATCTTATCGAAGATGCATTTGAAAGATGTGGTCAAGAACTTCGTACGGGTTATGAGTTAAGAACTGCACGTCGTTCTTTAAACTTGATGGCTATTGAGTGGGCTAATCGTGGTCTTAATTTATGGACTATAGAACCAGGTCAAATTGCGTTAAATCAAGGTCAAATTATGTATGCACTGCCTACAGATACAATTGATTTGTTAGACATGGTAACGCGTACTGGTACAGGACAGAACCAACAAGATATTAATATTAACCGCATATCCGAGTCTACCTACATTACAATACCTAACAAGAATGCAAATGGCCGTCCTATCCAAGTATGGATTAATAGACAAAGTGGTCAAGAAAACCCCACTACAATCCTTACTGCTGAAGCGTTAGACGCAACAGAAACTACGATTACATTAAGTTCTACAGTAGGTTTAGCGCAGTTTGGCTTTATTAAAGTAGATAACGAAACAATTCAATATGGTGGTATTAGTGGTAATGACTTAGTTGATTGTATACGCGGGGTGAATAATACAACTGCAGCGACACACTTAACAGCATCTAAAATCTATGTGCAGAACTTACCTACAGTCAATGTATGGCCAGCACCTGATCAAAGTAATTACTATCAGTTTGTGTACTATAGACTAAGACGCATTCAAGACGCCGGTAATGGCGTAAATGTACAAGATATTCCGTTTAGATTTATTCCATGCATGGTTGCAGGGTTAGCTGCTTATTTAAGTATGAAGCTACCTAATATTGACCCTAATCGTATTCAGATGTTAAGAGCAGACTATGAAGCGGCATTTCAATTAGCAGCAGACGAGGATAGAGAAATAGCAAGTATTAGGTTTGTACCTCGTGAAATGTTCTACCACGGGTAATTAGATGCCTAGTAAATATTCAAGTGGTAAAAATGCCATATCGCAGTGTGATCGCTGCGGGTTTAGATATAAGTTAAAACA